AATTAACTTACCCTGAGACTTACCGTTAATCTTATCAATTCTACCTTCAAACATCTGCTTAGGTAGATGCCTTAACTGATCGATTTCAACGTTAAGTAAGTTAGCATCAACGCGCTCGGCAATCCTCTCCTCTGCCATCTCCATCGTAATATAGAGAACGTTCTTTCCTAGAGCCAGATTCGCAGCAGCCATGTGACACATGAAAAGAGACTTACCCACACCAGTACCAGCCAAAGCAATATTAAGCGTCTTGTTTGGTAGGCCTCCATTTGTGATTTTATTGAATAACGATAGATCAAACGGAAGGCGAGACTCCACGCGGTTATAAAAATCAAACCGATCAGAAGAATCTTCGAAATAATCATGACCCACGGAAGAATCAAAGCAGACACCTAGCGCCTCCTGTAACAATGATGGTATACCATCTTTACTAAAGTTCTTATCCCTACCTTCCATAATACCAATCGATTGAAGAATAGCATTATAGACGGCTTTATCTTTACAAAACTTTTCAGTCTCGTCTAAAAGCCAGTCTTGATTTGGCTTTTCAAATATATCTAACTCTCTTACTAACTCACTCGTCTCTTTAAAAGTACCCTCAGGTAAGTTGGAGTTTTGTAGTGTAATACCCAGCGCCTCGGTAGTTGGAGGTTTATTATATTTAACTACAAACTCGCCAATTATCTTATAAACAGTTCTTTCACTCTCGTCTGTAAAGTACTCAGACTTTACAAACGGCAGAACCTTTCGCATGTAATCTTCATTGTGGACTAGATTCCTTAGAATCGTTATTTCCAGCCTGCTTGAACTCATTGATTGCTTCTCTCAAAATATCATTAATAATCACTTCAATAACTGCTTTGAAGGTATCGCTCTTTATGTCTTCATCGGTTATTAATTCTGGCTTATGTACTACGTGATAGTCAAGGGCAAGTTCATTATTACCTTCATCCGGCCAATCTAACTTTTCAATCTGAACAGTTACACCGTTAAACTCACCATCGATAATTTCAAAGCCCCAGTCCTTTTCGCCGACGAACCAAGGTTTAAATAAATCATTCCTCAACATCAGCATACTCCTTCGTAATATCTTCATCACTCAAGATAGCGCCATTAGCAACTTGATAGGTAGTCTTTACCCAGTCTTGGAATGAAGCTGATTGGAGAATAGGTAACCAGAACTCTTTAGTATCGCACTGCGCTGCTCTAAACTTCTGATCTTCTACTTCCCCGGTATCTTTATTAACGCGGGAATACCAACCATTTGAAGGTTTAATAACGTGGCCGGACTCTAAAGCCATATCCAGTAAGCCTGACCAACGACTGATACCACCATCGTGACGAACGGTAACAGGGATCTTAGATTTCTCTCTAACGTATCTAGACTTCTCAACGTTAATAATAAAGTTATAACCTACAACCTCGGTACCTTCTTTTTCTTGCTGACGACCGAGGATAAAGATATTATCGGCGGCATAGTAAGAACCAGTACCACCACCAACAACATCCTTAGAATATAACTCCATAGTTTTATAGGTATGGTTAACTACAACCATCGGTATATCTTTAAGAGACAGGTGAGGGGTAACCATGCGGAACAAAGACTTAATCTGCTTTGCACGTGACATATCTGCTACCGACTTACCTTCTAAAGCATCTTCGACTTCCTTCTTAGATGCAAGGTTACCAATAGAGTCAATAATAATAATCAGATGATCGCTTCTTTCGATACCCTCTAACTGAGTCATTATATCAAACTTCAATTGCTCAATATTAGTTAAAGGGGTATGGATAACGCGCTTGGCATCAATACCGAAAGAGTCAAAGTAAGACTGAGGAGTACCGAATTCAGAATCATAAAAGAGTAAAGCCGCATCAGGGTACTTATCTAGATACGACTTTGCCATTAACAAAGAGAAGGCAGTCTTAAAATGCTTTGAAGGCCCCGCCCACATAGTCAGACCAGGTGTTAGACCGCCATCCAGTCTACCTGACAGCGCAATATTAATTGCAGGAATAGAAGTAGGAATCATATCCTTCTTCTGAAAGAATTTAGAGTCAGCTAAGATAGCCGTATCTTTAATCGTAGAGTTTTTCTTAATCTTATCAAGTATAGACATAGTATAGTTCCTTATAGATCATTTATTATATAATACCTCAGCAGTAAATGCTACTTATTCGGCATTTGCACCGCACTTGGCTCGTTTTGCTTTTGTCAGTGCACCGTAATCAACTGGCCACTCGTTACCGGGTGCAATCTCCTTAGCACCAGCAGGAAATTTATAATCAACCTTCGCTGTTTGTTCAATCTGGGTAACTGGTACGCGGAATACAGTCAAATCGTTACCTAAATTTTGGTAAGGCGCTGTGTGTGGAAATACCCACCCGGCATACGTATTAGTATTTTGATTTATAATAATTTTATAATAACTATGAGGTACAATGACCCCGTTACCGATAGTCTTATCTCCCGGGTTGTAAATTGCACCGACGTAAATTGTAAAGGTATTGTTTAACTGAACCGTCCAACCACGAACACTGGTTTCTAGTAACTTCCAAATACCTCGATTTAAAGACCCGTGCTGTGGGTACATATTAGTCATAAGGAACGATTCATACTCTACTTGCTGTGACCAGCTTAAGTCACCATCTGGTGCTGCATGACCTTTATCGTACCCTGTACCGACATAGTCATCAGGTCGCGCACCAGAACCGTTTAATGATTGGTCAGATACAAAAGCATTTGTACGTGGAAAGCACCCTAATGCGTTTTGCGGTTGCAGGGTGTATGCAACATAGACAGGAATTTTAACCGGTGCATCGTATGCAACAAAATATGCTTCTCGACAAATAGGCACAGCAGGTCTTGTTGTCTTGGCAAACCCGAAAGGCGAATGAACTTGACAGCTTTGCTGTGGAAGAGGAGCTCTTTGATCCCAAGCAAGAGCCTGGGTTACAAAAACCAATGCAAATAAAATACTAATAAACTTTTTCATCCGAATAATCCTTCTAGAGATGCGGTTTCTTTAACTTGCCAGCCAATACAGCTGAGTAAAGAGTTAAGGGGTTCAAGAAAAGACTTCTCGAACATTTTATCATAATCAATATAATCACGTATTTTAAATTCAGGAGGAACTTCACCAGCAAATGTAATAACATGTGAACCTAACGGGTTCGGTTCACGAAGATACAAGAACTTAATCTTATCACCTTCCTGAATCAATTGATACTTCTTTTCTAGCCCCTTACTTGTGACTAGATGATTATATATGAGAGCGCCACGTACGTGAATAGGAGTACCCTTCCTAAAGATACCATTAGGGTCAGTATACTCTTTAATACCGTTTACCCCTCGGGGGAATGCAATATCTTCAGGGTCCAGGCTATGCCACTTTGCCTCTAAGTCAGCTACAAATTGCCTTAACGTCATTTCGTCTTTAGTAAGTGCAATCGATACTGCTTCTTTAAGCGCTTTGCGAACCGGGGCAGGAGTAGATGAACGAACAATCTCCATACCCAGCACCTTTAGTTTAGGCGGATCGTAGGCAACACCTTCTGAATTATAGACGTTAACGGCATATCGCTTCTTAGCAATCCAGATACCTCTATCGGCAATAATTTCGCGCTTGAACTTAATCTTACGCTGGTAAGTATTCAGATAATCCGAAATAGACTCACAAGCATCATTGATCGTCGGTTCAATTTGAGTTGCGCAGTACTTGTCGAGCACGTCAACGATTGCTGACTTTTCTTTACCTGCAAGATTCTTCTCAACAAGAGCACCAAGAGTAATATAGGTAGAATCGGTATCAGCGTAGAAAGAATAATCAACATCCTTAGTACCTACTTCCTTATTTATAAATTCGTTTAGTTTTTTAGCAACCGATCTAATTAAAAACTGACCGGTCATGGTAATACCTTCGGCAATACGAATATCATAATACCTAAAGTGAATATTACCCATTGCCCCGTAAAGAGAGTTCATTAAGATCTTAGCAGCCATCTGCTTGGAGTTAAGACTAGATATCAGACCAAGATATTTTTTATCTTTAGTTTCTTCGTACTTAGCCTGAGCAGCTAACATTTCTTTCTTCGCTACCTGCCTGGAGGTAAAGTAAAACTCAATAAGCTCAGGAAAGATACCTTTCTTTTCTCGGGTAAAACTTTGCCCGTTCGCAGTCATAGACCAATTATTCTTTTGCAACTCTGAAGTATTTACTTCGTGATCAATTAACCGCTGTATCGATCTTTCGTCATCTGCTAAGAACTTTTGCCCATCTACCAGTGTCTCCGGAGACATATTCCAGGTCATAATGATAGAGGGATACAAGGAAGTAGCATCAAAAGAAACAACCCAGTCGTAGCGAGAAGGTTTAGGTTCTTTAACATACGCACCCATAATGGTACGATCCTTATCAGGATCAACACCCGGAGGATTATGTACAATAATATTATCTTTCAATAGTTTATTATATAAGATACAGTCCCAGGTTCTTACAGATGAAAAGATATCTGTATAGTTACACTTGGCATCGTAAGCCATCGTAAGAATCAAGTTAATGATCCTCATCTTATCCTCTAACCGATCAACTAACTCTACGTCGCGAATATTATAGTCTACAAACAACTCCCAGTCCTTGGTATAGAACTCTTTAAACGTTGCATGCGGATTCTTTAACTTATTTTCACCGAGCTCTTCCATGGCAACAGTATCTAGTTTATAGTTCTCAACCATCTTATAAGAGAACTTCTTATACAGATCCATAAAGTCAAGAATAGAGATACCACACCACTCATAAGCCAGTTGAGTACGACCACGAGCAGTAGGTACTTCGTACTGCCTGATATAACCCCAGGGTGAACATTCATTCAGTGCCTTCTCACCAAGTACTTTAGTAATGCGAGAAGATAGATATGCAATATCGAATAACTGACTGTTCCAACCGGTTGTCACATCAGGGTAATCGGACTTATGGTGATTAATGAACTGACGCAAAAGATCAAATTCATCCTTGCATTGAACGTATACTGAATTAGGTTTCTTACTTAGATAAGGACCACAACCGAATGTAGTAATTACCTTGGTATTAAAGTCTTGTATAGAGATAAGGGTAACCTGTTCTTGAGCGGTTCTGGGTTCAGGAAAACCATATTCAGTCGTAGTCTCAATATCGATAGTTACAATCTTAATCAATGATATATCGAATTCAATTGTACCAGGAAACATCTTACTGATGAACTGATAACCATAACTTCTATTACCGAAGATAGGAAAGTTACTTACTTCTTTATATTGATCCACAAAGGCACGAGCCTCTTTGATCGTACTGAACTTGATCTTTTCAAGATTTTCACCCACCAGCGACTTATATTCGGATGGCTTACCAGAACGAACATATAGGGTGGGTTGGAAGGGAATCTTTTGATTTACGCGTTTTCCGTCTTTAAAACCACGGAAATGCACGTAATCACCGCGCGTATAGATATTGGTATAGAAGAGCATTTGTCTATTATATATTACCCTGCAAAACGTTGCAAGTGTGTTTGGTCATAAATATAATGTAATAACACGTAAATTGAGTACTTCCTATATTATGATCGAAAGAAAATAACAAGGGGAAAAAATGTTCTACAAAAAGGCCGCTTCAATAGCGCTTTTTGTTATGTTGTTTGGCAACGTACATGCTCAAACATTGATAAATCAAGGTGGATACGATAGTAAATCCTTAGTAGATACTAACAGTACATCTACCAGTACTAGTACAGTTAATAGCAACAGTACAGCAACAAGCAACAGTAATGCAACCAGCACATCTACTGTAAATAGTACATCTACAAATAATAATAACAATAATAACGTAAGTACCAGCACAAGTACAAACGTTAATACTAACAATAATATTAATAGCGGAACACAAACGTTTAATAACAACAACGTTAATTCCGGTACAATGACGTATAATAATAACAACGTTAATTCCGGTACAATGACAAACATTAACCAGAATACTTCAACGTCTACTAGTAATAATACTAATACTAATACGAACTATAATGTAAATAGCGGTACACAGACATTTAACAATAATAATAATAATGTTAGTACATCAACCAGTACCAACGTTAATAAGAATGAAAATACAGGTACAATGACGTATAACAATAATAACGTCAGTACAGCAACTAATAATAATGTCAATACTTCTACCAGTACGAATAATAATGTGAATACAGGAGACATGACTAATCGCAATATTAGTACCTCTACATCGCAGAATGTTAACGCTAATTATAATCAAAACGCAAATTCTAATATTAATCAGAACATAAATTCTGGTGAAGTAACTAACATTAATAAAAATGAGACTGTTATTACACAAAGAGTAATTCAGCCTCCACCAACAGCCGTAGCGCCAGCTATGATGAGCGGTGGTAATAACGACTTATGTACTACCGGATCATCTGGTTCCGTACAAACTCAAGTATTTGGTGTATCGTCTGGGGGAACAGTTCGCGATATGAACTGTGAAAGATTAAAGCTTTCTAAAACTCTTTATGACATGGGAATGAAAGTGGCCGCAGTTGCAGTCATGTGTCAAGATGAACGGGTATTTAACGCTATGATGAATGCCGGTACACCCTGTCCGATTGAAGGTAAGATTGGTGAACAAGCTAAACTTACATGGGAAGATAATAAAGATAAGGTCCCACAACCACCAAAAGAAGACAAATATGAAACTGCTAAAAACATTGGCTTTGGCTCTTTGCTTGGCATTCTCGTTCACGCTGCTTTCAAGTAAAGCGCAGACAGTAGATTCAACAGGTAACCTGGTTAATTTTACTAATCAGGCTACCTCAACTACATCTACCTGGCAAAATGCAGGTAGTATAGGGCAACCATTGACTTGTTGGCAAGGCGGTGACCCTGGTTATTGTGGCCCGCTACCCAGAGTTGCGGCATGGGGTTCAGGATCAAACGTAATTAATTTTTCTTACGGACTAACAGACTTACATCAAATTGTTAATGTTAATAATGCTTTAGCTAGCGCCGGAACTGGTTTACAAGTTAATGGTTTTAATTTTAGTTTTCAAGCAAAGAATGGTAATGGGTGGGATAATGGTATGCAAGATTATCTTAAAGCATATGTTAACATCTATAACAATTCAAATTCAAAAGTATTAGAGTCCTATAATTACGATCTGAACCGAAGATATAATTGGACCCAATTTAATTATTCTGAAACATTTAATACTCCGTATGCTGCTCCAAACGTAGGTAATGCAGTATATGGGTTTATAGGTAAGGACAATAATTATTGGGTAGGTCCATATGGCCCAGAAGTAACGGCTGTAAGTTTTAGCTTAAAATACAGTGTAGATCCATGTGCTACTAACGTACTGTCAAGTCCTTCTTGTGCTGGATATTCTGCCGCGTTAGCTAAACTAGCACCTACCCCTGTAGCAGCCTCCCCGGACCCAGCTGCTCCACCTCCAGAAACTATTGCAATTGCCCCACCTGGTCTTTCACAACAACCTGGTACACCCCCGGCACCCGGGACTCCACCGGTTCAAGAATCCCAACAGCCTGCTCAACCAGGCCCTGCACAACCAGGGGGCCCCCAGCCTGGTCCAGCTGGTCCAGCCCCTCAACAAGCTGCAGCACAACCCAGTGCAAGTAATCAACAACCTAAAGCAGGTGATGTTGCAGACTCTGGGGGTGGA